CGACAGGGCTGACGATCCAGTGGGCCACAAATTTTGGTTCGCTCGCGGTCATTCTACTAAACTGCGTGCTCGCCCTCGCGGGGTTGGCTCTCGTCAGCATCAAAATCGCGAAGGCGCGCCGTGAACTGGAACGGATGGGAGATGACTAGTGGCAAACCCAGGTGTTACTCACGAGCAATGGCAGGAGGCCCGAGAGGCTCTAGCCTTACATGATGGAAGCTGGAAGGGCGCGGCAGATCACCTGCAAATGAACGCGGAGACGCTTCGAAACCGTGTGAAGTCGGGAGACAGAAAGTTTGCCGGACGGGCCGGCGTTGATGGCGGCGCGCCAGATGGCTATATCGTAAAGGGTCGTTCGACGTTGTACGGACCGGATGGCGAGGTCAAGGCCGAATGGGTGAAGACCACCGCCGACCGCGAGCGGCTTTTGCAGATCGCCATGGAGGCTGTCAGGGAGGCAGCCAAGGCGTTGCCGAAATTGAAGCCGCGACCGAAAAAAGACAAAACATACAACGACAATCTGATGACCGTAATCCCTTGGGGAGACCCACATTTCGGGATGTATGCCTGGGGTGAGGAGTCGGGAGAGGATTTCGATACTGACATTGCCAAGCGCGATTTGTGCGCCGCCGTTGATTATCTCGTGTCACAGGCACCGCCGTCAAAGCAAGCCGTGATTTGCAACCTCGGGGACTTTTTCCACGCTGATAACCACGCAGGAATGACACCCGGCCATGGCAACATTCTGGACGTTGACACCAGGCTCCAGCGGGTAATCCGAATCGGCGTTTCAGCGGTGCGCCAGTGCATTCAGACGGCGCTGGACAATCACGAAACCGTCCACTTCGTTCCCGTCCCTGGCAACCACGACCCAGTTCTGGGCGTGGCAATGGGCGTCCTGTTGGCTAACGTCTATGAAGATGAGCCAAGGGTGATCGTTCACGACGCACCCACCCTGCGGTTTTACATTCGCCACGGCAAGACGTTGCTCGGCTTCGTCCACGGTGATCGTGGCAAAGATGCGGCGCTGCCGGGCATCATGGCGACAGAGAAGCCGGAGGACTGGGGACTGAGTCGGCACCGTTATTTCTTCCGAGGCCACCACCACCACGATAGCCGCGTTGAATACAACGGCTGCATCGTGGAGCAAGTCAGGACACTTGCCGCGAATGACGCCTATGCCACGGGCGGCGGGTTCCTGTCAGGCCGCGATATGAAGATGATTGTATTCCATAAGGATTATGGCGAAGTGTCGAGAACAACCTGCTCAATCGACATGCTTCGTGATGCTTCGTGATTCAGGATTTCATATACGCGCCAATTGGCGGGTTTCTGGCGTATATGGCCCAAGGGTGGCAGATTGCACCAGGTCCGAATAGGGAGCCTGCGTTTGCCGGCACACACCACGGGCGACATGCAATTCTATTGATGAGGGAAGCAAATGAGGCGTGAGGACATACTCGTATCCGCGATGAATTTAACACGCGGGGACCGACAGGAAGCGTACGGAGATTGGGCCGACAATTCGGCGGACATCGCAGCGATGTGGGCCGTCATTCTTGGGCATGAAGTCCAGCCACGTCAGGTGGGGCTGATGATGGCGGCGCTGAAGCTCTGTCGGCTCAAGCACGCAAGCCACGAAGATTCCTATATCGATTTGGCAGGCTATGCTGCCTTGGGGGGCGAAAATGATTCAACCAAATGACCCAGATTTAATTCGCCAGTTGAAAACTGACGAAGGCGTGCGGTCACACCTGTACAAAGACAGCGTTGGCGTCTGGACGATTGGCGTCGGGCGCAATTTGCAATCGACCGGCCTGCGCCAGTCAGAGATAAATTACCTGCTGACGAACGACATTCAAACCGCCATGCAGGACTGCCAGGCCGTCTGCGCTAATTTCGAGGCGCTGACTGAAAACCGGCAAAGAGTGCTCGTCAATATGGCCTTTAATCTCGGCAGATCCAGGTTGGAGAAATTCCGAATGACCCTTGCTGCAATCGAAGCTGAGGACTGGGCCACCGCCGCGACTGAAATGATGGATTCACGCTGGGCAAAGCAGGTTGGCGCTCGCGCTGTCCGGCTTGCTGAAATGATGGAGAATGGCTAATGGATATTTTCGACAGACTTGACGCTCGGTGGTGGGCGCTGGAGGATTCAGACCGCGGGCGCATTAAAGTCGGTTTGGGCGTAATACTTTGTTTCGTCGGGATCTCAGCAATCGTCGCGGCATTCCTATGATTGCGGCACTGATCCCGTTTATCACAGGAGCCCTCGGCACCGTGATCGATCGGGTAATCCCCGACACCGCCGCGCGGGATGCAGCAAAGCTGGATCTTGAGGGCGAGCTTCTCAAGCTGGCCGGCGAATCAAACCTTGCGCAGATTGAGCTGAACGCGGCTGAGGCGTCCCACCGATCGATCTTCGTGGCGGGCTGGCGTCCGGCCATCGGCTGGACATGCGCGATTGCGCTCATCTACCAGTTCGTGGTGGCACCCCTTGCCGTCTGGGGCGCCGCTGTGTTTGGTCATCCCATCCCCGCGCCCCCGACCCTGGACGGTATGCTCTGGGAGCTGTTGTTCGGGATGATGGGCATGGCCGGACTCCGCACTTTTGAAAAGAGCCGGGGGCTGACTAATTGAAAATCGTCCAAGTAGCCTGGATTGACGCACAGCACCCCTGTGGCGAATGGTTGCACCTGGATGCACTGAAAGGCCCGCTGCCCGTTATCCAGTCGGTTGGGTTTCTGGTGCATGAGGACAAACAAAAGCTGGTCCTTGCCGTGTCCACAGACGGGAAGCACGTCTCCGGTGAAATGACCATCCCAAAGGTATGCGTCAAGAAGCGTAGGGTTATGCGTTAGCGTTCCTTAATGGCGCCGGCGGGTTTCCTCCGAAACTTGAGCAGCATCATAAAGATGCCCACACCGAAACCCGCCGCGATGGTCGCAATGCCGATTATCAGAATCGCTTGCATGATGCTTAGTGTGAAACTATCCATCTGTAATCTCCAATGATTTGCTATGTGTCATCATGCTGCATTCCTCCCCGACCCAATCAACAGGGCCGCATTGCGTTTGAGTTCTTCCACGTCCACACCAATCAACCGCGCCATAGCGTCTAGCAATAGGTCAACAGCTTTCGTCGCCTCGTCCTTGTTCATTTTGGCAATAGACGATGCCTGACCAGTGATTGTCCATCCGTCGTCATCCCACGTAGCGATTTCGTCAATCAGGCCCAGACGGACCTGGAGCCCTTTAACCATGTGGTAATAGCTAGGCCACCTCTGGAACCGCTCGGGAAGGTTTGCAAAGACCTCCCCGGCGACGGCCCACAGAAGCGCGTTCTGGTCCAGTGAACGGGGTTGCTTGTACTCACCCTGCACCAGTTGCGCGATATGCTTTGTGACGTAGGCGTGGCCCTCGTCGTCAACGGGCATCAATCCCCATGGGGCGCAGTGGAATGTTAATTTCTTGCCCATCAGGTTGAACCCCTCTCCATAGCCGCGTGATGCCTTTTGTGATGTAGAGCGCACAGCCACCGAACATCCAGCGGCTTTGAATAGTCGTCGTGGTGTGCATGAATGTTGCGGGTAGTGCCGCACACCTCGCACGGTTTCTTTTCCATATCACCCATTTGGATGGCGGTACTAACAGTGCGCCAAGCCGCCACTTTGCCTGGGTGTTTCTTTCTCCAAAGTTCTACTGCTTTGTTCAGCCTCGCCCTGCGTTCTGGTTCGCGGTTGCGCTTCCTATCTCGTTCGCGGACGCCATCATTTTCGAGCCGATACTTGCGAGCAGCCCGTTTCCCGCAATCTTTGCAATCGTACCGCAGGCCATCAGCCATCTTGGTATGTTTGTAGAACTGATCAAACGGCTTGTATTCGTTGCATTTCGTGCATTGCTTCATGTCGCCCTCCTCAAAAAGGGATTTCGTCGTCAATGTCAGCGCCGCCCTGATTTCCCTGTGGCGCTGCCTGGCGCTGCTCGTCCTTCGGCTTGAACTTCATGCCAAAGTATTTTTGGCCGGACTTCGATTCGTTGATCCACGCAGACACCCAGTATTCAACGCCGCCGATCTTGATCTGTCCCGTGTGGTCGGGGTGATTGTCCGTTTCCTTTTTCTCGTTACGGAACAGTGAGCCGGTGTTGTCTTTCATTTCGTAAGCCATTGTTTTGATCCTTATGCCGGGAATGAAATGTTATCAGCTTCGCGGGTGTTTTCGACATCCCTGATAATCTGACGGCGGCGCGCAACCGTGCCCCTCAGTCCGAGAATATCCCCGCCATCACCTTCCACCAGAACGGGGCTATCTTTCAGCGCCTGGTCAATAAGCGGCTTAACGCGCCTCATGATGCCGTTAAGGGTCTCCTCATCCTTAACGGCCTCAACTTCGCTTTGGGCTTTGTGGAACTCCGCCTTTAGTGCGGTTTTACCCAGCGGTCCCTGCCACGCGGTCACGTTGGTCTGTTCCTTGTCATAGAGCGCCAAACCAAACGGGTTTCCGAACGTCATCAGTGCGCGTTTCATGGCGTCTGTCTCAGCTTCCTTGATGGCGGATTCAAACGCATCGCCCAAGTCCTTCGCGATACCGGAACCGTACCCGATACCCTCGCGAACCACATCACCGACAGTGACACGGACCTTTGCCAGATAGGCGACCCGAGCCTTATCGTTGACCTCACGCGGTTCCCCGCACTGTTCCAGCAACACGGTTTCACGGTTCCAGCCGTCAAAGCCGAAGAT